CTTGTTAATGATATAGTTTTATTTGAAATAAATTTGGAAAATACTTATATTGTTGAAAGAAGAAAAGAATTATGGATGTATATGGAAGAAATTAAATCCGATAGTTACTTAAATAAATTTCTAGTATTAAATTAAAAGAAATGGTTAATTCAAAAATTAATAAATCATTAAATTATCCAGAAAGTGAAAAAATTGAAAAAATAGATCAAAATAAAGATGTTGCTCTGTTTGAATACAAATTATTTGATATTGATATAATAATTGCTTTAGGTGAAGTTAATCAAGATTATTCTAAAAAAAAGATTTTTATATGTCCTCTTTATTTAATCGTACACGAAGAAGATGAAAAAATTTTTCAAATTGGATTATATGAATTTGAAAACGGAAGATACGCTAATTTATTAGATGATGATGGCGATATTGATATTAGTAAATTAGAAAAACCTTTAATATATAGTTTTGTTAACAAAGAATATATACAAACAAGATTAGCAGATTATACTTTAATTGACGACGATGATGTTGATGATATTCCTGACCATGAAGATGATGATAAAGATGATAAAGATGATGACGAAGAAGTTGTTAAACATAAAACCATTTTAAAAGAATTAGAAATTGAAGATGATTCTGATGATGAACATGATAAGGAATTAGAAACTGATACTCAAGATAAAAAAATTAAAAAAAACTTCAAAAAATTATCAACAACTAGCTGGATTCAAACATTTTTTCAAAACGAAAAATATACATTAGCCGATAATACTGGCGGCGGTGATTGTTTTTTCCTTGCTATAGAAGAAGCATTCAAAAGTATAAATATTAAAATGCCCGTAAATAAACAACGACAATTATTATCCGACAGCACCCCCGAACAACAATTTAAAGACTATAAAGAAAGGTATAACATGTTTGAAAAAGAAATAAAAGAAAATACTTCTAAGAAAGAAGTCATTGACAAACAAGTAAAAGAAATTAACCCCAGATATTCAAAACTAAAAAAAACGATAAAAAATGAACAAAAACAAGGTTTATCTGGACAACCAGAACATATAAAAAAAACCCAACAATTCAGAGTATGGACTAATGAATTAAAAGATATACAAAAACAACACGTTCAATTAATTAAGGAAACCGATGCTGCAAAAGAAAATATAGAAACTGTTAAATTTGTTAAAAATATAAAATCATACGAAGAATTTAAAAATGCTATTAAAAAAAATACATATTGGGCCGATTCAAACGCTATTCATAGATTAGAAGAAATATTAAAAATTAAATTTATTATTTTAAATAGCACAAATTATAAAACAGGACAACACAGTAATATTATGCAATGTGGTAATATGGTTTCAAAGACGATAGAAGATAGCGGACATTTTAGACCAAAATATTATATTATAATTGATAATGAAAATGATCCCAATGATCATTTTAAATTAATTGGTTATGGTAATAGGACAATTTTCAGATTTCATCAGTTACCTTATTCTATTATTAATTTAGTCGCAGAAACTTGTATGAAAAGTAAAGGTAAAGGTGTATTTAATTATATACCTAAATTTAATAAATATTTAAATATTGTTCCTAATGAAGCAGGTGATAGTGAAAAAACAAAAGATACTAATAAAGATGAAAAAATAGATGAAGAAGAAAGCCCAGAAATAAATCCAAGCTCAAAAGATGATGATGAAGCATTATTTGATGATAATATTGTTTTTGTATTCCATTCTAAATCACCACACGATAAACCCGGTAAAAATAACAAAATAGGAGAAAAAATACCAAAAGATAACGAAAAGGATTTTATAGAATTAAACAAAATTAAAGATTGGAGAAAATTATTATCTAATTTTTCTGATACACCATTTGAATTAAAAGGAAAAAAATGGGCAACAGTTGAACATTATTATCAATCGCGAAAATTTGATAATTTTGCAAAATATGCTGAATTATTTTCTTTAGATTCTAAGTCATCAATAGCAAAAGATCCTAGTATGGCTAAGGGTGCTGGAGGTAAAACAGGTAAAGTAAAGGGGAAAAATTATAGAAAAGGTATGCAAAAGAAATTAAAAATAGATAAAGAAATTATAATGGAAGAAGAATTTATGAATAAAGATGGTAAGGGTGAAAAAGCAATGGAAGATGCACAATTAGCGAAGTATAAACAAAACGAAAACGCTAGAAGTGTATTATTTTTAACTAAAAACGCAAAATTATCCCATTATGTAAAACAAAAAGGAATTAAAAAAACAGATATGACACCCCCAATTCCATTTTATGATACAATGAGAATAAGAAAATTATTAGATGATGAAACAAAATAATAAAATAAATATATTATAAACAATCTTTATAATATATATATGCTATACACGAAAGATTCAGAAAAAATATGCAAACATATTTTAAAAAGTTTGAATGGATTTAATAATATTAAATTAACAGGTTTATCTAGCAAAATATTATTAACATTTTTGAATGATATAGATATATGTAATAAATCGGTAGAACAAGAATTAAATAATGATTTTATTAAAATTAGATTTATTGAAGAAGTTGATAAACCATCTTTATATGAAAGTAAATATGTATCAAATGATATTTATGCAAAAATAGAAGAAGGTGTTGGCGTTTTAAGATGTAAAATAATGATTAATGAATTAGATGTTACAATTAATGTTTTATTATATAATAAAAATAATAATTCATTTGAAAGAGCTAAAAATATTATTAAAATGGTAATTATATATTTAAAATTTATACAGCAATATTCTGGTAAAAATGGTTCATTAAAAATATATTTATATATGACAGATCTTAAAAAAAAATTGCCTGAAAATAATACAGAAATTATAGGTTCAAATAATGCTAATACTGCGGTTACTTATGCTTGTATAAAAGATGGAGAAATTTATATTTACAGGTATGAAGAGTGGTTTAAAGTATTAATACATGAAATAATGCACTCATTATGTTTGGACTTCTCTCCCGTCCAATCAAATGATATGGAAAAATTGAAAGAAAATATTAAAGGCATATTTAAAATAAAGAGTACATTTGATATAGCTGAAGCATATACAGAATTTTGGGCAAATATTATAAATTTGTCATTTATATCATACTATAGTTTAAAAGGAACAATAGATAAAAATTCATTTTTGGAATATTTTGAATCTCATTTAAATATTGAAAGGGCTTTTTCTATTTATCAAATGAATAAAATTTTAATATTTTTAGATATTGACGATTATAATCATTTATATGATGATGATAAGGTTAGTAAAAATTTGAGGAGATTATATAAAGAAGATACAAATATATTTTCATATTACATATTAAAAATGATATTTTTATATAATACTAACGAATTTTTAAAATGGAACTGGAATAATAATACAAATATTATTAAATTTAATAAAAATAATAGTAGTAATTATAATAAATTATTCAAATTTGTTGAAATAAAATATAAAAGTGGAAAAATGTTGGAAGATATTAAACATATGAAACGGTTTTCTAAAAAGGATAACGATGATAAATTTTTAAGAAAAACTCTGAGAATGACTGTATTTGATTTATTAATATAAATTGAAACAATATAAATGCATAATTATATTAATAAATATCAATAATAATGGGTATCAAACTCTTAAATAAATTCTTGAATATACACGCACCTAAGGGTATCAAATCGGTCCATTTATCGCAATTTTATGGGAAAAAAATATGTATTGATTCAATGATATATATATATAAATTTTTAAGCGAAGATGGTCTAATAGAAAAAATGTATTTAATGGGAATTATATTTAAAAAATATAATATTACTCCTATATTTATATTTGATGGTAAGCCACCCAAAGAAAAATATAATGAAATACAAAAAAGAAACGAGAAAAGAAGTGAAGCTCTATTAGAATATGAAGATAAGATAAAAAATTTAGATATAAAGAATCCTAATGATAGAAAAGAATTAATTAGGTTAAAAAGACAAACAATAAGAGTTAGAAGAGAACATATTATTTCAATTCAAGAATTAGTTTCATCAATGGGGTTTAAATACTTGGTCGCTGATGGTGAAGCTGATGTTTTATGTGCGAAATTAATACATAGCAAAAAAGTAGATGCTTGTCTAAGTGATGATATGGATATGTTTGCTTATAATTGTCCAAAAGTTTTACGACACTTAAGTCTACTAAAACATAAAGTTTTGTCATATGATTTTCAAACTATTATACACACTTTAAATATTAATAAAAATCATTTTACTTGGTTATGTTGTTTATCAGGTTCAGATTATTTCAATGACAATCATTGCAATACTATTTTTGATTATTATAAACATTATATAAAATATAAAACGCGATTTAAATTAAAAAATGAAATATCATTCATTGATTATTTAAAAGATAAAAAAATAATTGATGAAATTCAATATGATGAATTTCATAAAGCATTTAACATGTTTAATCTTAATACAGATATATATGAAAATATAATTTCTAATTTGCGAGTAAAATACGATTCGCAAGATAAAGAAAAATTATATAATATCCTAAAAAATGATAATTTTATTATTTAATTTATAGATTACTTAACCAATTTTCTAACATTTCCAAACATTTTCTAATATTTATAAAATCATAATTATTGCCATTAGTTAAGTAACTATTATATGTAACTTTAATATCTATCATTGATATTCTTATAATCAATGGTTTTTTAATACCAAAAGAATCACCAGATACACATATAATATTTAATTCATTCAATAATGCGTTAACTAATTCATTTGAATTATATATATTTTTTTTATTTAATTTTTTTTTATAATAATTAAAATTTAATAATTTATACCAGCAAGCTTTTGTATTGCTACATTTTATATTCATTTTTTCTAATTTTTCATGACAAAAAGAATTTACTGTTTCAAACATATCATTTGTAAAAGATATTTGATTTTGTATATTATTATTTAAAGTTAATGCTTCAACGCCAACATGCTGCATTATTATTGATGGACAAGTGTATATACTTGATGCTAAATTTAATGAATATTTACATAATTTTCTTAAATCTTCATTTATTATTGTTTTCGGATATTTTAACCAACCAAATCTATATCCACCACAAGCCCAATTTTTTGATAAACTGCTAGCAATTATTGTATCTGAATAGTAATTACTTATACTACCATATT